TCACCGGATCGCGTGTGTACACATCGCGCCTGTGGCCCGTGTCAGAGGCGGAGATGCCTGCTTGGCGCCTGACCGCCGAAGACGAGTCCATCGAGGCCCAAATGGCCGACGGCACCAACCAGCATTTGCTTGTCGTGCAGTGCGAAGGGCTGGTCCGCGCGACAGCGGATATTGATGACTCCATGCACACGCTTGCTGCGCAGGGGCTGACGGCGCTGTGTGCTGTCCCTGCGCTGCACGGAACCCAGTTGACCAGCGTAGAGCGCGTCCTCACGAGCGAAGGCGAAGCCTCCGTGGGCGCGGTTCGTATTCGCGTCGTCACCCGTTTCTTTGTCCACCCGGCTGCGCCGGAAACCATCGTTTAGGAGCGCCGTATGGCTATCACCCTCGCAGTCGGCACCACCGTGGCAATCGCCAGCGCTTACGCCGCATCGAAAACCATGTCCGCGATCACGAACGACGCCAACGCTGTTGCGACGCTTGAGGCTTCGCACGGCGTGGCCGTCGGCGAGTTCGTGGAGGTCACTTCTGGCTGGGATCGACTGAATTCGCGGATCGTCAAGGCTACCGCCGTCGCCACCAACGACGTGACCTTCGGCACCATCGACACGTCGAGCACTTCGCGCTACCCGAATGGAAGCGGCACGGGCTCTGTGCGCGAGATCAGCACCTGGACGAACATCGGCCAGATCACGAAGGATATCCAGGTTGGCGGCGGCGAGCAACGCTATGCCGACATCACCACGCTTGCTGACGTGATCGACAAGCAGATCCCGACGCGGCGCTCGCCGATCACGGTCACGCTGCCGCTGTTCTACGACAACGATCTTGGCTTCGTGGCGACGGTTCGTTCCGTGGCTGAGACGGCCACTGCGACCGCTGTTCGGTTCACCTACCCGGACGGAACGGTCCTGGTGGCGAATGCGTATTGGAGCTACCAAGAGGTGCCGACCATCCAGGACGACACCCTGCGCGGCTCCATCGACATGACCTTCGCAGCGCTGCCGGCGGTGTACTGATGGCGATCTCCCGCGAGTCCATCCCGGCGGTTGTCGTCCCCGAAACGGAGGTGCCTTGCGCGCCTCTCGGCGGGGATGTCGTCGTCCGCCCGATGGATCTCGTGGAGTTGCTCCTGTTCAACGAGAAGCGCAACGAAGTCAAGGCGCTGCTGGACGGTGAGACGGAAGCGCAGGCCGACGCCCGGCGCATGAACGTGATTCTGCCGTGGGTGCTTGCTCGATGCGTGCTGGCGGATGACCGACAGCCCGTCTACAGCGAGCAGGAGTGGCGCATCTGGTGCGCGAAGCATCTGCCCGAGGGATATGAGTTGTTCGCTGCGGCGACGGTTGGGGCAGAAAAAAAAACCTGACCGATCACCCCGCGCTGCGGGAGCAGATGCGAGTTGCGTCCCACCTTCGATGCACGGTGGCCGAGCTGCAACAGCGGATGAATGGAAAGGAACTCGCCCAGTGGACGGCATGGATGGATGCAGAGCAGATCGGCCCGGAGTGGGACCGATTCCGCCATGCCCAAATGCTGGCCGCTGTGCAGAACGGCGGGCGGTACGAGCATGCGGAGAAGCGAGCCTTCATAGCGAAGGACTTCATGACGCCGGACCCGTGGACGGAGCCGGAGGAGCCCAAGCCGACGGACAAGACGGCGGCACTGCGCAAGCGGCTGCTGGCTGCGGAACTCTCTGCCATGGAGGACGCCTTCGCGGGCGAGTGACGCATGGCTAATGACGCCAAGATCGTCCTATCGGCGGAGGACCGGACCAAGGCTGCTTTCGAGAGTGCCAAGCGTGGGCTTGCGACCATCGAGCAGCGAGCAGAGGCGGCCAACTCCGGATTTGCCCGCTTCGGCGGCTTCCTTGGTGCTGGCTTTGCTGCCGGGACGTTCACCGCATTCGTGCGTGAGACGGTCAACGGCATCGACAAGCTCAACGACCTGAAGGACGCGACCGGCGCGAGCATCGAGAACCTCTCGGCGCTTGAGGATGTCGCCGCTCGTACTGGGACATCGTTCGAGAACATGTCCGGCACGGTGGTCAAGTTCAACCGTGTGCTATCCGAGTCGAAGCCTGGATCAGATACGGCCGCGATTCTCAAGAGCATCGGACTGAATGCGGAGGAGCTGAAGCGGATCGACCCTGCGGAGGCATTGCGGCAAACGGCGGTGGCGTTGGCTCGCTTTGCTGACGATGGCAACAAAGCCCGCATCGTGCAGGCGTTGTTCGGCAAGTCGATCCAAGAGGTTGCGCCGTTTTTGGCTGACCTAGCCAAGAAAAGCGAGCTTGTCGCGAAGGTGACGACGGCAGAGGCGGAGGCGGCAGAGAAATTCAACCAGCAACTCGCAGAGCTTTCGAAGAATAGCGTAGATGTGGCGCGTGCCATAACGGGGCCGCTTATCTCGTCCCTGAACAATGCAATCGAGCGATTCAGGAAGGCGCGCGAAGAAGGCAAGAGCCTTTTCGACATCTATCGCGACAACGTTAAGGCGTTCTATACGCCAAGCGACGCCGCTCAGATTCGCAATCTGACGCAGGACATTCAGACGCTGCAGGAGGCATTGAGTCGTCCCGGGCTTGACTCGAAAGCAAGGAAGCAGTTCGAAGGCGACTTGGCTGCGAAAAAGGCTGAACTGGCCGCAAAGCGAGCAGAGATTGCCGAGGCAAGGCGCGAGGCGCGCGACGAGCAGGCTAGTCGTCTGTCAGGCGCTGGAGAAAAGCCAACGCTGCCGCCCATCCCAGATAAGCCAAAGGCCGTTGGTGGGTCGGTGCCGAAGCCAGTGCGCATCACACCGAGCGACCCTCGTTTGTCGGATGCGGCGCTTGCTGCCGCCGAGGATGACCGCCTGCGCGCCGAGCAACTCGAAGAGATCGAGAAGGCCGCCGCATACGAGAAGGCTCTACAGGACGAGCAACTCAACGCAACGTCAGAGTACCTGCAGAAGCGGCACGAGGCCGAGCTGGACGCGGCGGAGAAGTTCAAAGAGACGACGCGCGAGATGAGCACGTTCGCCGATCAGGCGCAGCGCAACATCCAGGACGCGCTGGGCGACACGATCGTAGACGCGCTTGGCGGTGACTTCGACGACATCGGCAAGCGCTGGGGCGATCTGCTTAAGCGCATGGTTGCCGAGGCCATCGCGGCCGACATCGGAAACGCCATCTTCAAGAAGAGCGGATCGAGCGGCGGCAGCCAGCTCGGCGCCTTGCTCGGCGGAATCACATCGTTCTTCACGGGTCTGCCGAGTTTCGATGTCGGAACGCCTTTTGTGCCGCGCGACATGATCGCCAAGGTTCACAAGGGAGAGGCAATCATCCCGGCGTCGATGAACCGGCCGAGCGGCGGAAGCGCGCCCGTCATCAACGACAACAGAACGCTCTACATCGACGGCACTGCTGATGTCGCCAAGACGCAGCAGCAGACGGCGGAAATGCTCGCGGCCTATGACCGCAGCCTGTGGCAGCGCCTCAGGGCATCGGGGGTGTCGGCATGAGCGTCATCACGATGTCGGCGACGGTCGCCGGGCTGGTTGTCGATTGGGCGCCGGGGCAACTTCGCTTCGACACCATGGAGCGCAGCGACTCCACCGGAGACGAGGCTTCCCGCCTGCTGGCTCCGCCGCGTTGGTCGCAAAGCGTGACGTTTGGCGAGCACCGGACGCTAGCTGAGTCGGGGGCGATCGAGGCGTTCCTGCTGCAACTGCGCGGTGGCGTCAACGTGGCCGCCATCTACGACCCGATACGCACCGAGCCGACTGGCGGCATCACTGGCACCTTGAAGTTGGTCGGGGACGTTCCTGCCGGCGCGACATCGATGGTCCTTACTGGTGCTGACGTAAACGCGCTCGGGTTTGACCCGGGCGACATGTTCACGATCGGCAGCGGAGTCGGTACGAGCCATCACGCCAAGGTCGTCGCCGACGCGGATCCGTCAGGCTCTGGTGGGGCGTTCACCTGGACCGGGTTCACCTGGACCTCGTTCTCGTGGATCGACGCGAACTACATCACCGTCACCTTTGAGCCTCCGACGCGCAGAGCCTTCTCGCAGGGGACGGCTGTGACCATCGTCAAGCCGCTTGCGTACTACCGAATGCAAGGCGCTCCGCGTTGGAAGTACAGCACACAGGCCTACCGCCGTTCTGGTGGTGCAGCGGCCGATTTCGTAGAAACCTTTTCGGCCTGATGCCATGAGCGAAACCACACTCACCAGCCCATCGACCATCTCGCCGTTGCAGTCGATGCTGCACGAGAACTACTCGCTGCGCGAACTATGGACGACCCCGGCATATGGCGCCTTTGCGGGCTACACCGGATCGAACGTCAAGTTCACGGTTGATTCGAGCTACAACCTAGCGCTAGCTGCTGGGCTCTCGGTTGGCTCCAACGTCGGCGGCAGCGGTAGCACGGCGTTCTCGTACACCATTGGCGCGGACCCTCTTGCGACCGTCACTGCCGGCGGCTTCGTACAGGTCTACGGATCGACCCATGCCACGCTTCCTGGTGTAGTGACTCTCGGGAACAGCAGCACGACGCGGATGCGTCTCGACTCCAACGGAGACTTCCTTCAAGTCTCCTCCGGGAGCATCGGTTATGGCACTGGCAGCGGCGGCAGCGTCACGCAGACAACGAGCAAGTCAACCACCGTCACGCTGAACAAGCCATGCGGGCAGATCACGATGCACAACGCCGCTCTCGCCAGCGGCGCAACCGTTCAGTTCCTCCTGAGCAACACATTGATCGGTTTGAATGACACAACGATCACCCTAACTCAAAACGAGACGGTATCAGGGGCCAACTACAACATCTGGGGCGCCGTAGGCACCGATTACTGTCGAATCATGGTGAAGAACGTTTCTGGCGGCTCTCTCTCTGAGGCAGTCGTCATCAACTTCGCCATCAACAAAATCGCAACGTCGTGAGTCTCGGCCTAGACAGCGACGCAGAAGCCGCCGCCACATCGACGGCGCGTGGCTTTCATTGGCTGGTGGAACTGGAGTTCACCGGAGGCACGGTGTACTTCACGACCAGCGCAGTCGCCATTGATTGGAATGGGCACACCTACATCGCCAGCGGCGGCGGCGTGGAGGTGTCGGCCGTCTCTGCATCAGAGAACACGGCCGGCGAGAAGATCACATTGTCCATGCCGGTCGTGAACTCGGCGTTTCTCGCATCGACGCTGGACCCAGCGACCTACCGCGGGCGTGCCATTCGCCTGTACGGCCAGTTCATCGACTCCACGTTCAAGCCGGCAGGCGAGCCGAAGCTCAGTTGGCAGGGCTACATGGAGCCGGTGCGCATCGAGCGCAAGCCGTCGCAGGACGGCCCTAGCACGGGGCGAATCGTTCTGCCATGCACGCGCGCCGGGATGGCCCGTGCGCGCAACACGGATGGCCTACGACTGAGCGATGCCCAGCAGCAAGCTGAGTTCGCCGGGGACAAGTTCTATGAGTACATCCCCACGCTGCTCGACAAGCAGCAGCAGTGGCTGTCGAGGCGCTGGCAAGCCTCGTTTGAGTGATGGCCTCGCTCGCCGCCTATCTCGCCTCGTTCCCGGCGTTCGACTGGGAGCGCTCGAACTGCTGTCACTTCGTGGCCGGCTGGCTGCGTGCGAACGGGCAGCCCGACCCGATGGATGGTCTGCCTGTGACGCCAGACCTGATGGCTACACGCAGGTTGTTGCGCGACCTCGGCGGCTCGCTGCTTTCCGCTTGGTCGCTGCGCCTTGGCCGCGAGCCGATCCCTGCCGCATTGGCGCAGACCGGCGACATCGTGCACATGGATCTGCCAGACGGTGCGGCGGTCGGCATCTGCAACGGCCGGCAGGCGGTGTTCCTCATGGCTGAAGGTGGATTCATGTTCGAGTCGATGGCGAACGCCTCGCGCGCCTGGAGGCTAAAGTGCGCCTGAAGCAGACCGCCATCGCTCTAGCGCTTGGCCTTGCGTCGGCGCCGGCTATGGCCGACCCGATCACATTCGTTGCCAGCCTGGGGGCGATCATCGGCGGCACGGCGGCAGCGTTCGTCTACACCTACGGCGCCTACATCGCATTTGCCGCCTACTCCATCTCTCAGTCGGTGCGTGCGCGCAAGAAGGCACGCCGGGCAGCGGCGGAGGCGCGAGCCCAGCGGATCGCAAGCCTGCAGGACAGAAGCCACACGCTCCTGAGCGCGACGCCATCGTGGCGCGTCATCTACGGCCGCTGCATCACAGGCGGCGACGTGGTGGCGATGTTCACCAGCGACAAGACCGCGACGAATGAGGATGGCACCTCCTACACCCGGCCGGACGGCATAAAGCACCTGGTGGTTGAGATCGCGCACCACGAGTGCGAGGCGATCCACGAGATGTTCGTTCAGGGCACGCCCATCGGCCAGGTGGACGCCGACGGCTGGGCGACGGGTGGTGCCTTCTTCTCGACGCGCACGGAAACGCGCAAGGTAACCGTTTCGGCCGGCAGCTTTGTAGACGTGGCCGAGCCGGTGGTGAGCATCCTCAACGGCTACTACTACGACGCTTCGCTGTCGGATAACGTCAGCGTCACGCCGACCCTGAGCAACGGCAATACCAGGATCACGAACCCGGACGGCACCAACGCGATCACGGTCGATTACACGGTCTCGTCGGGCCGCTCGGTGATCCGCTACAGCAAGCATCTCGGCACCGATTCGCAGACGGTTGACACCTATCTGAACAGCGTCAAGCCGACCGAGTGGACTAGCGCCCATCGTGGCCGCGGGCGGACGTACGTGACCGTCACGATGGACCTGGACGACAAGCGCTTCCAGGGCGACCCAACGAGTTTCTTCACGTTCGATGTGTCAGGCCGCAAGGTCTACGACCCGCGCACAGGGACAACGGCGTGGAGCGACAACCCGGCGCTGTGCATCCGTGACTGGCTGACGAATCAGTGGGGCTACAACGTCACCGACGCGGATATCGACGACACCTACACGAACGCCGCCGCCAACGCCTGCGATGTGTCCATCACGCTGAACGACGGCAACGGCGACTACACGGGAAAGACCTTTACCTGCAACGGCACGCTCACCACAGATCAGTCCAAAGAGGCGGTACTGGATGATCTAGAGGAGTCGATGGCCGGAAGCGTGGTCTACGGCGCGAAGTGGCAGATCATGGCCGGCGCGTGGACCGCTCCGGTAACCCTTCCGGGTGATCCTGGGTCAGATCGCATCGGCGTCAGCTTCACCGTCGGCGAGTCGATGATTGGGTCAATCGCTGGCGGGCTGACGGACGACGACCTTGATGGACAGATCGACATCGTGCAGGCCGGCGCCCCGATGGACGAACTCATCAACGGCCTGCGCGGCACCTACATTCCATACACCGTGC